CATGACACCGATGATTAAACAGCTCTTGGGCATAGACCGCCCACAGGTGGCTTAATGCCTGCCACAGGGCTTCTCAACGAGGCTATGCAAGACCTCAAGGCCACACTTACGGCAGTGACAGGCTTACGAGTAGTAAGTGACCCCACAAAGATTGTGCCTAACTGTGTCTTTCTCGATGCCCCGAGTTTTGAGACAATCGCTGGCGGTGGCAACATTGTGCGCGTGACCATTCCAGTGCGTGTTATCGGCAGTGGCACCGCAGCCCAAAATGTGCTCGAAAACATCCTAAGCATTGTGGCGACAGTCCTTGGCTCAAGCGTTGTTATCATGGCAGGCCAGCCGTCATCACTCGAAATAGGTGGCGCTACCTACCCTGCTTATGATCTGCAGATGGCTATGCAGGCACAGAAGCAATGACATACACAACTGCAGTAGTATTATCTGCTAGAACTATAAACAGATACGGCACCCGGCACCGTTTGACACAGGAGAACCAACGTGGCCACAAGCACTTACCTCACTAACCCAACCGTAAACCTTGCGCCCACCACTGGTGGCACAGCTGTTGATTTAACTGATCAGTGCCGTAGCGCAACTATCACACTTGGCGTGGACAGTCTTGAAAGCACTGCTTTTGGTGATACTGGCCATCGTTTTGTACCAGGTCTGCAGACAGTATCGGTAGAGCTTGAAATGTATCTCAGCTATGGCACTAATGAGGTCGAGGCCACATTGTTTGCCAATTTGGGCACAGGTACTACACAGTTAGTTATCTCGCCATCAGGCACGACAGAGTCAGCGTCTAACCCTGAGTTCACAATTATCAATATGCAGCTCGTGGACTACACACCAATTACTGGCGCTGTAGGCGAACTGTCAATGATTACCGCGTCATTTATTGGCGGCACCTACGCTCGAGATATCACAACCCCTTAACTAAAGGAACCCGACATGAAATTAACTCTCAAGGTGGACTCGGGCGAAGGCCCGTACGAAGTCACGACCAGCCTGTACGTCATTGTGCAATGGGAACGCAAATACAAGCGCAAGTCCAGCACTATTGGTGAGCAAGGCATAAGCATTGAGGACTTAGCTTTTATGGCTTACGAGTCATCCAAAGTTGCTGGCATCACAGTGCCCGTAGTTCTCGATGACTTTATTAAGCGCCTAGTGACTTTAGAAGTGGTGGATAATGATCCGGCAAACCCTACCCAAGCGGAACCTACCGCCATTCCCTAGCAAGCCTTTTAGTAGCCACAGGCTGGTGGCCACCTGCTGTAGAGTTTGACATTGCTGATCTCAATACCACGATCAAGTTGTTAAACGAAAGCCGAAAGCAATGAGCCTTGAAACTACTGCCGAAATTACAGGCTTGAAGCAGGCACTGTCAGAGCTGAGCAAGTTAGACAAATCAGCGCGTTTTAAGGCCGCAGCCAAGATTAAAGCCAGTAGTCCGGCAATGCTTGAAAAGGGCCGTGAACAGTTCCCACCAGAAATTGGCGTGAGCATGATTCACGGCTGGGGGCGTAGCAAAAGTGGCAAGAAGGGCAGACTTACTTACGACAAAACCGCTGTGGATAAAGGTGTGCAGATTATGGTTGGTGGCCGTGCACGTGGCCAAGGCATCACACCATTGGTCACTCTTGTGCAGAAAGATGCAGCTGGCGCACTGTTTAGCCAGGCAGGCACAAAAAACAACAGCGACTTCTCACGCTTACTGACCAATGTTTTCGGCAGGCCTCAGCGTGGTTTGTGGCGTTCTCGTGCGTTCATTGCAGAGCAGGGAACCGCTGACATTATGAAAGCCGTGGATGAAGTAATCGCTGACGCTAATCGAGCACTACAAGCAAGGACATCTGGCTAATGGCTATCTACCTACCAATCGTTACGCAATTCAACCCGAAGGGATTAAAGGAAGCCGAGAAAGGCTTTAAGGATTTAGAAGGCGCGCAAGCCAAAGCGAAGTACGCGCTAGGCAAAGCCAACAAATACGCTGCCGTTGCACTTGGCGGTCTAGTCGCTGGCCTTGGTGATGCTGTTAAGGGTGCGATGGAAGATGAGCAAGCCCAGGCAATGTTGGCGCGTCAGCTACAGAAAACCACTGCAGCCACTGATGCACAAATTGCTGGCGTCGAGTCCTACATAACTCAGCAAGGCAAGTTAAAGGGCGTAACAGATGATGAGTTACGCCCGGCACTTGCTGGGCTTGTGCGCGCCACGATGGACATTGACGAAGCTCAGAAGGCCGCCAACTTGTCTATGGACATTGCAGCCGCTAAAGGGATAAGCCTTGAGACAGTTACTAAGGCTATGGAAAAAGCATACGGCGGCAACATGACTGCCCTAGCAAAACTGTCACCAGAGCTACGCCAAATGATTAAAGACGGTGCAAGCATGGAAGAAGTTATGGCCGAGATGGCTGTCACTTTTGGTGGCGCTGCCACTGACTCTGCTAACACTGCTGCAGGCTCAATGAAACGTTTAGGCGTTGCTCTTGGTGAGGCTAAGGAAGGTGTGGGCGCTGCACTGTTGCCAATACTTGAAAAGGCTCTGCCGGTCTTGCAATCGTTTGCCACATGGGCACAAGACAACCCAACACTAATCACGGCTGTCGCTGTTGCTTTTGGTGCTTTAGCAGCTGCAGTTGTACTAGTTAATGCGGCCATGGCGTTAAACCCTGCAGTGCTGATCACGGCTGGCATTGTTGCCCTAGGCGTTGCCCTTGTTATGGCTTATAAAAGGTTCGATACTTTCCGCGCTGTAGTTAATGCTGTTGTTAATCAGGTGGCGCGTAATTTCGAGTTTATGGCTAACGCGTTTATCACAATGATTAACGTAGTTATTAAGGGCATTAACTTGATTAAGCCTGGCAAAGACATTGGCTCACTTGGTCAAATTAGCCTCGGCCGTTTAGGTGGCGAAGGTAGCGCAGCTGGTGGCGCTAACCCTGCAGGTCTTGACTACAAAGCAATGGCTACCGGTGGCATTGTCACTAGCCCTACTTTTGCCCTGATTGGCGAGGCAGGCCCAGAAGCTGTTATTCCATTGTCCAAAATGGGTGGAATGGGTGGTGGCGTAACTATCAATGTCAATGGTGGCGACCCACAATCAGTAGTTAATGCGCTACGCACTTATATGCGCCAAAACGGCTCTGTACCTATTGCGGTGAGCAACATCTACTAATGGCTATTCAGACATACACAGTTTCGTACAGCACAGACAATGTGACTTATACGGCGCTAACTAATGTGCAAAACATTACTGTAAACATTGGCCGTCAGGAACAGTTAAGCCAGTACAACGCTTCTACTGCTTCTGTGTCTTTGCGCTACCCGACAGGTTTTGCCTCACCAATTGCTTCTCTAGTTACTGGCACGTTTGTAAAGATTGTCAATACCACATCAGGCAAAAACACCCTGATAGGAACTATTAACAATGTCAATGCGCGCTACGGCATCCCATATGTCGGCGGTGTCGGCAACGCTGACTTTCTAGACTTTTCTGTTGAATGTTCCTTTGCTCGATTAGGTCGTGCACAAGGTGGTGGCTACGCAATGGGCGCTGCTGTTTTTGCTTCTCAGTTAAATACGGCCTCTACACAATCAGGCGTAAACATGTTTTACAGCCTGGCATCTAGCCCTGACATGGCTGGCACAACCGTGTCAGGCACCTGGGGCGACTGGCTCAACAGATCACTGATGACGACTAACTCACGCATGATTGACGCACAAAACACTGGGGTGCTTGTGGTGTCACCTTTTGATTACACAGTGTCGGCGGTCAATTTCAGTGACACAGCGAACGATGCCACCAATCAGGTTTATGACCAGATCGACTTTACGAGCCTTGCGGACAACTACTACACACAGGTAACGGTTGACCCTGAGGGTTTTGCAGCTCAGACGGTGACACAGGCTGGCGCGGTTAAGCCGTACCGGACATTACAAACCAACACTTTTAACGCCTCGACTAGCCAGGCCACAGACTTTGCTAATTATCTGCTCGGGGCTTATGGTGGGCAGACTTTTGCTATCGGCTCGTTTTCGTGTTCGGCTGAGGCTCAAAACACTTTCAAGCTTGACCAGATTGGTGCTGGCGCTTCTTCTGGTGCTTCCACAATGGTTGGGGCGCAGGTGTCTGTGGCGTTTCGTGGCACGACTTTTCAGTGCATTGTTGAGGGTGTCACTATTTCGGCTACGCCTGCTGGTTCTCGCTACACGTATTTCGTGTCTGGCGATGCCCTGAACGATTATCTGCTTCTAAACAATGCGGTGTTCGGGCGACTTGACTACAACAGATTAGGATATTGATTATGGCTATTAAGACGTTCACGACTAGCGAGGTGCTGACGGCTGCCGACACCAACACGTATTTGGCTAACTCAGGGCTGACATACGTATCTAGTGGCTCAATGGCTGGAGTTGCCTCTTTTGATGTAACTGGTCTGTCCTCAACTTACCTTTATTACAAACTGGTGTTTTCCGCTACAAGTTCAGCCACGACAGAGTTTCGTGCAGTGCTTTACAACGGCGGAACAGCACTGAATAGCCTTTACTATGCAGGAGTCGGATATGCCGATTACACCAACGCCGTTGGTGGTGCAAACTCGTCAAACAGCACTAATTACTTTTGGGCTGGACAAGCAACTTCGGCGTATCAAGCACAAACCGTTATGGAGTTTCGCAGGAAGGCCAGCCAACAATTTACCTTTACCATGCAGGCTTTTGAAGCAAACACCTTTAGGGCCATTCACAGCGCCGGATTTAGAAACGCAACAGACACATTTGACCGCATACGTTTTTCCAACAATGGTGCAGGAAACTTTACAGGCGAATGGCGTCTGTACGGATACAGGGAGCCATAATGACAAACCCACTAATAGCAACAATCCTTGATGACGGTACATACGGCCAAAGAGAAATGACAGACAAAGAATACGCCGATTTGCTTGCGCTTGGCGAGACTGAAGAACCAACACAAGATGCGTAAAAGCCTGATTCTATTGGTCTTTTTAGCATTGCTAACCGCTTGCGCAGATCGTGAACGCCTCAACTGCCCACCAACCAAGAACAAAGCCTTACGCGGAGTAACCGAAACAATCACCCCAACGACACCAGCCCCGGCATACGGGACAGGCGGAAAGTGCGTATGAAACCAGACAACAGACACACAAACGAAGAAATAAAAGCACGACTTATTTTTGTCGTAGCCATCGGCTTAACACTTGCTTTTCTTGCTTCCATTTTGGCATTGCTCTACGGATTGCTATTTGTGACTCAACCGCTCGAGGTCTCACCTAATGATGACGCAGCATGGTCTGTACTGTCGCCAATGCTTGCCACATTGACTGGCGGGCTCTTGGGGGTATTAGCAGGAAATGGCCTCAAAGACCGACCTAAAGAGCCACCTGCACCATGACCGTTAGACCGTACCCGTACTATCCATCATGGGATGGCAAAGGCACACAACCCGTCACCGCAAAACTTGTAGAGCTGTGCAAAGCGCGCTGGGGCATGACATCACTAGGCACATACGCCAACCGCCCAATGCGAAACAACGCAGGACTATCCGTACACGCCACCGGATATGCAGCTGATCTGAAATACAAAGACGAAGCCCAGGCACGTATTATCTGGGACTGGTTCCTAGCCAACAGCAAAGCCCTAGGACTATGCGAAATGCACTGGTACGCCTACGGCGAGTACGGCGCTGGCTACCGCTGTAGTCGAGGCGAAGGCAAAGCTGGTGTCAAAATCTTTACAGCAGACGACAATGCAGGCTCGTATCAAGGCTCGCCTAATTGGCTGCATATTGAACTAGCCAAGCAGACCCCAGAGCATTTTGAGGCTCAATTCAGGGCACTTAAATAGGATTCCCAGACACTGTTTGAGCAGTGCTGGGGCTAGGTGGTGGGTACTTTGTTTCCATTGGGTATCCACCACCGACTTTCTAAATTGTGTAAAGTAACCACCGCTACTCAAATAGCAGAAAGTCA